TACACCTATCACCTGAACTAGCTAACAAAATAGAGGTATTTGTTGCTGATCCATCAATTTGAACCACGTTTGAACTTGCCGAAACAACCGTAAAAGCCTGGTAATTTTGAATATTTAATTGCCGACCTGAATAGCTTGATGCAGTTGGTAGGGTTAAAGTCAAAGTTCCAGCATAGTTGTTTATTAACCAAAGATCAGTAGTCCCCACAGAATAAGTGGAAGTAGTTACTGTAACTGGAGCCGTACCCCCTCCAACAGAACCATTTGAGGCTGACGTAATTCGACCATAAGCATCAACAGTAAGACTTGTTAAAGTATAAGAACCAGCCGTTACCGCAGTTGTAGCAAGTGCAAGTACAGGAGTTGTTCCACCTGTACTTGTAATTTGAGCCGTAGTACCACTTACAGACGTTACATAAGTACCTGCAGCTTGTTTGTTGTTAAACGTATTCCAGTCCGTAGAAGACAAGTATCCGTTTGTACTAGTTGTAGCTTGAGAGATAACCAAATGGCTACCAGACGTACCAGAACCTGACAACGGAGCATCAGCAGTAACAGCAGTTAAATACGATCCAGCAGGTTGTTTACCATTAAAAGTATTCCAATCTGTAGACGTTAAATAGCCATTGGTAGTAGTGTTAGCTGCAGCCATACTAATTGTCGGTGTTGTACCCCCAGACGATACAACAGGAGCAGTACCTGTTACAGAAGTAACAGTACCATAAGGTAATGATGGAATATCTGTAGAAACCAAAGCCCTAAAGCTAGGAGCAGAGGCTGCCCCTGATGTTGGCCCTGCAAATACATAATTAGCAGTTTCTGTTGCAAGTGTTGCACTTAAAGTTCCAGAAGTTGTGACTGGACTGCCAGTTACTGTAAATATACTAGGTAATGAAAGACCCACACTTGTAACTGTTCCAGTTCCGTAAGGCAAAGCAGGAATGTCAGCAGACGTTAAAGACCTAAATGTGGGAGTTGCTGCTGCGCCTGAACTTGGCCCTGCAAATATCTGATTAGCCGATTCTGTTGTCAGACTTAAAGCAAAAGACCCAGATGTTGTGATAGTGGACGGAGTTACCGACAAAATGGATGGAACTGTCATTCCAACAGATGAAACAGTCCCAGTCCCATAAGGCAGAGCAGGAATATCAGCAGTTGTAAGAGACCTAAAAGTAGGCGCAGCACCAACACCACTAGACGGCCCTGCGAGTATCTGGTTGGCTCCTTGCGTTGTTAATGTACTTATATAATTTAAAGCAGGAATATCATTAGAAACCAATCCCCTGAAAGTTGGAGCAGTTCCAACACCAGTTATAGGCCCTGCCAATAAAGTATTGGATGCTTGAGTTGTCAGACTAATTGCAAAAGTACCTGATGAAGTAATTGTGCTTGGAGTGACCGACAACAAAGAAGATGGAACAGTTACTCCTACCGAACTTACTGTCCCGTAATCAACCCCCGCAGTAGCTGCAGATAGTGCAGTCCCATCACCCTTAACTATTCCTGTAACTGTTGTTTCAATTGTTAAAGTTGAGTTTTGACCAGTTGTAACTATTCCATTAAATCCATTTGCCTTAACTACACTCAAACCAATAATAACTAATTGCTCAAGTTGTGCAAGTGTATAAGTAGGACTTGTATTTCCTCCTGTTCTTTGAAAAACAGAAAGAATAAATAATAACCAAGTTTGATTTACTGTCCCATCTGGATTAATAAATGGGATATTTATGGATGGAGGATGGGAAGCTAAATAGCCTGTTGTCATTTTCTATTAGGCAATGCGTCAACAAATGCCCCCGACAATGCCGTTTTAATTGGATCACTCCAACTAAGTTGGAATACCCTATCTCTAGCCATTCCCAACCGCCACCAGGAAATAGAAGTTAAATACTTCCCAGTCGTGCCCATCGTTTGACCAACTGGATTACCATAAGTCTTACCCCTATCATCCGAACAAGAAAGATAAACTGTTGCAGGCCCGTTGCCTGATTCCATTTCAGCAATGAATTGTTTGTATCTGATCCTGTCTGAATTATCGTCTTCAGCATGGTAGAAACTTCTTGTTCTTACAATTGGTTCCCCATTGTCTGTGTAATTACTTTGGTCTAATGTGTATAAATTACCATTTTGCCAATCACCAACAAACAATTCACCATAAGCAAAAGCAAAGCAATTAGACCGATGACGATTAAATTGCCCATTGGTATCAGTCCATAACCACTCATTCCATTGATTATTTGATAGATCATAAACCCAAGTCTTATTAGCACTTGGGAATATAACTACATAAAAGAAATGACCGTTAACTTGATATGTGTATCCAATAGCATCTGACAAAGTTGAATAAGTTTGCAATTCTGCATCAATAGCCAATGTACTAATTTGCGCTGCACCAAAGTTTTGAGTCCTACAAATAAACGCTTGGCCTTGAGGACTTTGTGCAACCCAGTACACTTCACCGTCCATTTGAGCAATTGAGTTAGTAGCTGCACAACCATACTGAATAAACGAGCCTGGAAGAATTTGAAATGGAAAAGTTGGATTCCCTGCGTTGTACCAAATTTCTGTAGTTACTTCACCAAATAAATAAATGTATCTGCGAGAAACCCCTATCCCGACCAGTAAATCAGAATAACCAGCCTTTGCTGCGTAATAAGTTGGATCAAAAGTTACCGAATCAATTAAAGATATATACCATTGATTAGTACCTGGACGATTACAAATAAAAAAACCGTCTACATAATTGACTTGATTTGATCCGTAAAAAGTTGTTGTTGAATTCGAGGGTAATTGTGTGAATGTATTTGATGCAAAATTGTAATCATACCCATTAGCAGTCCCATCAACCACCAAAAGATCGACTTCGTTATCAACCATTGACACAGTTCCAGAAAATGAACCCAAAGTGCCAAGAGCAGTACAAGTACCATTAGAAGTAATTGAATAGAAAGTATTGCCACAAACCCCATAAAGGATATTATTACTTGCAAAATATAGCCCTCTCCATTGATTTTGAGAAACTGAACTTTGTAAAGTAAGTCCTGGGGTTGGATAATGTGTAAAAGGAAAAACCGATGTATCTGGGTTCTTTTCTAAATAAAGATTAATACACCTTTGCGCCCCTGCAATGACACTTTTTGCTTGGTATGCGCCTGTGACAAGTGCTGCCTTTGCCATTATCCTGCACTTCCAACGTAGAAGTCTCCGTAAATATTGTAAGCACCAGACTTGCCCCTGAGAGCAACTGGCATGTGTAACAAAGGAATCTGACTGTTAACTTCTTCAATAATTCTCATAGATGCTTCGGCATAACCAGTCAACTCGGGAGTAATTGGTAGTCCATACATCACACAAATAATCCGAGACAAGTTCCATTGCATTGCAGCCAGATATTCAGGAGGCATTGTCACAACATCATTGATAGTTTGGAATCCTTCCAACTGAGTCATTACAGTTAAAAAGATTTGATATTGATTATTAGGTACAGGCCACACGTAAATTGTTCCGAGTGGATAACCTGTGTTGTAATAAATATACTGAGGGAATGCGTTCAGGTTCTTAATTGAAATCCTGTTGTAGTCCTCATTGGCCCTCAAGACTTCTAATGGATAGTCAACTGGCAATGGTGAACCGTATTGCATTCTAAAGAACGCTGATTCGAGTTTAACTGGACGAGTGATATTGAAATCCCCTCCAGTTCCTATTGTGTAGGATACTTGGCCTGTAGCAACCTTAGAAATAGTTACCAGGTTATAAACCATATAACGTCTGCGCTGCCATTGCGCCAACATCATATTTAATTGATTGAAACAATCATTGGTGTCAGTTGCATTCGGAGTCTGACCAACACCAATGACGTTTGCTATTTTTAACGCTTGAGTGATTAGATCAGAGGGAGTTGTCGGCAGCGGTTGAGTCATTTTTTGGTCTGCCCCTCTTAGTTTCTTTTATCTCTGGAACGATTAAAACTTGTGCTTCTTCTTCAGGTGTCTGAACAAGATGCTGCTCCCCAAGCGAGTCAGTAACCCACTTGGGAAACTCTACAAAAGTGTAAACAGGGGAAACCAACTTCCCCCTGTAGTATTGTTCGATTGGCATCAAACGATGTCAGGAACGATACAAGACCACTCAGGACGGATCGCAGCGTATCCGTACAGAATATCCATACGAGTAATCAAGGAGTCAGACATTACGTCATAAGCCTCAATCATTCTTAAAGAGATTCCATCGAACTGAGCACGAGCAGCCTGAACAACACCAGCAGTAGGCATTTCTAAGTCAGCAGTTGCTAAAGTGAAAGCCTCTGGGAAATAAGCTATGTTTTGACGATAGCTTGTAGAAGCAGCCATTACCAAACTGATCGCTGCAGAGTTTGCAGGAGATGCAGTTACTGTATTAAACGCTGCTGGAGCAGGAGTAATAGCAGGGTAAATTGGAATGCTTGTTGCACCAGATGCTACGTTTGCAGTAACAACAAATTGACGTAGTTGGCCTTGTGAGTTACCAGTCAAACGGTTAATTGCGTATACACCTGCGATTGTGATGATGTCACCCTGGTTCAAAGTTCCAGTAATTGCATTCACAGTCAATGTTGTACCTGTTTGGCTTGCACCATTAACAGTACCAGCAGAGAATGAACCAACTGTGTGAACTAGAGTAGTTTGATCGTACATCCAGTCAAATCCGAGAGTGTCTCTGGTAATAACACCAGTTTCATAGTTCTCAGCAATTTTAACTTGAGGATTGAACAAACCTGCCAAAGATGAAACAGTACGAGCTTGAGTGACTGGATCAAGAATAATCTTGCGTTCCATTCTTGGAGCCAAGTTTTGATCTAAAGAAGAACCTGCAGTCAGCCATGTCGTTGCATTTGGACTTACCAAGGTTGTACCGCTTGAGAAGTTTGGTGAAATGTTGGCTGATTGAGATGCTACGTTCATCAAGTCTGCTGCAACATACGCTGCCAAACGGTTGACCGCAGGAGCGAGAATACGCTCGGAGAAGTCATCGAGTGACAATGTTTTCTCAGCAGTACCAAAAGAAACAGGTACGTTTGCTTGTGTTGCCACAGTCAAAGACGTATTCTGTTCGTTAGTACCTTGAGGAGTAATTGCAGGCCCTGTGCTAACTGTGTAATCGTTGGGTAAACGAATACGCAAAGTTGAACCAATTTTCGCACCTGTACGAGCAAACTGATCGTCATACTGGCGGGAAACTGTTCTTAGAAAAGCATTAGATTGAGTGAAAAGTCTGACCGCTTCATTTGTGATCTGACTTATCGTAAGAAGTGAATTGCTAGTAGTCATGTTGAACTACCTCCTTTGACGAATAAAGAAATGAATTGCTTACCTTTCGGTAAACTCCTAATTTCCCCTGGCCTCTGGAGACTATCTTTTACGGCCCAACACAACGATTTACGGCTCGCTTCTGCCTGTACACCATTCTAATGCTAAAAATCTAATTTATCAACGCTTTTTTCTAGCAGTTGCACGTCTCCATGCAACCCAGGCTTCGGTATCGCTCATGGGAGGTTCAGCCCCTGCACCTGTTGGAGCAGACGAACCCCCAGTCACTTCCCCAACTGGAGCAGGTGCGCTAGACTTTTGCTTGGACAATTCCTTGGCTGCCTTGGTCGATAACTTGGTCAATTCAATCCCGAGTTGCATTGGACTGAGTTGCGAAATCCTGATTGCGTCATTGACATTTTCGGACTTCCCAAGGTAAGTGATTACTTTCTCAGGGTTTGGAACTTCAGCCAAAGCGTGTAAAAAGTCATTCCCACCAACACCAGCCAACTGTAAATTCTGGACTGACCGATCATATTCTTGACCAAATTCGGCCTTGGCATTTTTTTCAATCTCGTTCATTTTGTTTAAGAATGTCTGCTCTTGAACCCTTTGATTAGCTATTTGAGTAGCCAATTCCTCAATATTTTGAGTATTTTGAGGCTGATATTGTTGTTGAGGCTCTGGCTGATTTTGCATTTGTGCCTTGAGTGCAGCGAGTTGTTCGGCAGCATTGTTCTTGGCTGCAGCTAGTTCACCCATCCGTTTTCTAGCCCATTCGGCTAAGTCGTGGTAAGAGTTGTCT